CTCGGGAATACGAACACATTCCATGAGAAGAGCATTGACCTCGGCGCATACGTCGACGCCATGAACGAGACAGTGTTGAGGATTCACAACATCAGTGTGATCTACTCTGACAACGTGGGAACCTCCACTACTCTGGTTGCAATCAATGAGGCAGCGGCCACTCAATGGCAACTCACGACACAGAGTCAGTCTGCGATTGTCCTCGGCGAGGACAAGAGCCTGGTCGCTTCTGGCAGGGTCATGGCCAGCAGCACGGGGTCAGTTGGAGGACCACCGTTCCTCCCGAGCATAGTCAATGAGGACTTCGACCTGGCGTTAAATAAATGGACAAATGGGTATCTCATTGGAACCGAACAGATCTACTTGGGAGGTTCGGCCTCGTCAGGATGGGCCGGAGACCAGTACGTCTCAATCATTCTTGAATGCACAGTGGAGAAACTGACAAAGGGTGCAGCGATGGCACTAGCACTCTCTCAACAGTGAGGGAGTCAAGTGGTAGATCTATCCGACGCAGCAGCCGTCGCAATCTGCGGGGTGGCAGTTCGAGCTATGATTGAACGGGGAGTCAATCCCGAAGTCGCTGCTGCATTTGGCGAGCGAGCATGTCGACCAGCGGTGAAGGCAGGAGCGAAGTCGGTAGGACGAGCGGCGAAGCGTGGAGCCAGGAGAGCCGTCAAGAAGGGCAAGAGGATGACCAGGAAAACACAACTCGCAATCAACAGAGGTCGTCGTCGAGCTGGACTGAAGAACATCAAGTGGAAACGTAAGGGTCGATGACGATGGCGAAGGGAAGGACCTACACTCTGCGTGGATGCTTCCCGTGGAAGTCCATCACGCAGGCAACGGTGATGACACCGATTCGTGTTCCGCTCTGGAATGGATCCTGGACAAAAAATTGGGTCGTCGACAAGGTCGAGGTTATCATCACAGGCACGACTACCTTCGGTTGTCATCAGATGACAGGCGGGAACATGATCTCTCTCGTCATAGCCACCGAGAAGAACGGGGCGATCCCTGACTTCTCAGCGCCTGGTAAGATAGCTGGACTCACAGTGAGAGACAATCGCCAGATCTGGTGGTCGACGATGGCTCCGAATAGTGCAATCATGTCAGTGCTCGACCCTGACCACTTGTTCGTGCAGGACCTGTGGATCAATGGTTGGTACAACGACGACGACACCTGTGTTAGATACGCACTTGAGCAAGAGATCGGTTATGTCATCACTCTGAAGGAAACGAAAACGAGCATTAGCCAGGCGGTTCTGAGTCTCATCAAGGAACAGGCCCAGGACACTCCTGAGTAACGTCGTACTTCATAGACTGAAACGCCTGGGTATGGATTGCCCCTGACGGGCTGCGAAAGTTCCCAATGAAACCGGTGGGACGGTGGAGGGTGCTGGCTCGTCGCCGGGGCAGGAGTCGGGAAAATTGAGCAAGAAAAATGAAAGTGAACCGGAAACTGAACGCGTACCGATCTGGGAGCAACTGTCTCTCAGCGGTGACCTGTCGGTGACCTATGCGAAGGAGGGAATGACATGCTCGCCAATCAAGTTGTCATTCGCACCTGGTGGAATACTTGAACAGCGTGGGTACGCGGTACCCGATTACGCAATGAAAGGAAAGAACGTCCCGGTCGGCGGGAAACTCTGCGTGGTCATCAACCAGGAGCCACCAGCGGAAACGATGCTGACTCATGGGAGCCTGGTAAGTTCGTTCGCAGAGATCGCAAAGACCTGGGTGGAACTCGGAGCGGAGAACCAGGAGAGCCAGGGAATTGACATCGTCGAGAACCCGAGCGAGAATGCGGCCACGTTCAAGGTCGTCAAGGGTGACGGACAGTTCGGGCAACTCTGGCTAGAGCGGGTCAAATGAAGGAATGCGTTCGCCCCTGGTGCTCGACCATTGTCGATGTCGGTTCCACGGGATCTGGAGTATGGCAGTGCGCCAGATGTCTGCGCCTGCACGGACGGTTGCCCTGGGGTACGGGTCCAGGACGGTAGCCCGCCGCCTTTCGCTGCCCCTGACGGGGCTTTGCGTGTGAGTTGGTCCTGGGTAGCACCAGGCAGTGGAAACGCTCACGTTTCGCTGCTGTGCAGTTCCCCTAGTACTAGTACAGTTAGTGAACCCCTTCAGGGCAGCGAAAGGAGTCGGGAACTACTCCAGTACGCGTACAGTGGAACCAGTGCAGATTATACACCGGGTCGTGTTCGACCACGACATGGGTAAGCGGGATTCATTCTTCATCCGCAGTACGAAAGACCTCGGGAATACGAACACATTCCATGAGAAGAGCATTGACCTCGGCGCATACGTCGACGCCATGAACGAGACAGTGTTGAGGATTCACAACATCAGTGTGATCTACTCTGACAACGTGGGAACCTCCACTACTCTGGTTGCAATC